CGATTAGGTCGTTTAGGAGTGAATTCCGGTCCCGCAACGTAAGGGTACCGTTTCCGTAATAGTTGATTAAGATTGTCAAGCTCGGAGTAGAGAGTTTGTGCAAGTTGCCATGCAGCAGGCTCATCAAAAAACCATCCATGTACTTCTTGTTCAGTGAGGATTTCTGCAACACGATGCTCTAACGTGATCCATTCAGGAATGGTTGAAAGTGTTTCCAAAGTTTTGTCGTAACAACAACATCTTGTATCATATAATCTTGCATCTCCTGACTCCATTCTCCCCAGTCTGAAGTCTTACCGAACTCACCTTTGTATTCACCTAGGCGATAACCATAGGCTTCAAGTGAGTGACGACCATAGAGCTGAGGGGGCATGTTCTTCCACTTACGTTTCTGATCTGTCTTCAGAATGTCAGCGTGGCAAATGCGGCTGAGCACAAGAGTATCAAGAGCACGGCCAGTGGCTCTAAACCAGGGAAAAAGCTTACGAATGACAGGTATATCATAATTGATAATGTTATGGCCGACAATAAGTTCAGCATCTTCGAGTCTTTGTATACCACGAACAACTGGTTCAGCATTTCCCGTATCATTATAGGTAAGGGTTTTGTCAGTCTCCGTATCGTAGATGCCAAGACAGTGGATATGGGTAACATCATGCAGTAAGCCGTTTGTTTCTAAGTCAAAGATTAACGTCATTCCAGTGTCGAATTACACCAGCAACAATAAATAGGTTTGTAATGAAGATCATCAACTCAAGAAGGTTGAGCCTTCGGAGCAACGCCTTTCCAGACATAGGTTTTGTCAACAAATTGTGCTCGTTTAATTGCCTCAGGGGTGGGAGGGTTAGGGCGTTTAAAAGTCGGTGCTTGGGTTGAATTCTTCATCAGCTTCAGTTTCTTTGAATTTACAGGTGTTCAGATCATAGCTCAGTTTACACGCGACGCCAACCTCGCCTGAATAGCGATTCTTGAGGACTCGCACGGTCGTATCACTTCCTCCAGATGTGCTCTGCTGGTTTCGTTCAAGTGCAATAACTCCGTCAGACAATTGTGCAATTGCTGCACTTCCTCGCAGCTGTCCCAGAGTGACGCGGGCACCCTCTTCATGGTTTTGGTCACTAGATGTTCTCCGTAGATGAGAGACAAGGAACATGGCGACACCAGTACGCTCTACAAGAGAACGTAGCTTTGTCATGGTGGTATCAATCATCCGCCGCTCATCACCATCAAGGCCACTCAACAGGATACTAAGGTGATCAAGAAAGATTACCCTTGTATCAAGACCCGTTGCCAGGTACTCAATTCGGTTGTAGATGAGATCAGGATCAAAAGACCCAAAGCCGTCGAAAAGAAAAAGATCCCAGTTAGCAAGAGTGTCTTGATATGCTTGGGTGAGAGTAGATCGGTCATGTTCTCCAATGTGTAGTGACTTACCAACTGCTGCGGACATCAATCCGAGAGCCGTGCGACGGTTAGACTCTTCAAGAGCCAGGTATCCAACCCGTTCTCCGTTGTTGAGAAGGTTAGTTGCAAGTTCACGACAGAAGGATGACTTTCCGATGCCAGAACCTGCAGTGATTGTAACAAGTTCTCCGTACCTGATCCCGTGTAGCTTTCCTTGTAAACCTCGAAATGGGTAGTCATGATCAGCAGTAAGTGCAGGTGTAGTAACTAATTCAAGTAATGATTTACCATCTACAATTCCGTCTGGACGGTAAGGCTTCGCGTCCCAAATAGCGCGACGAATCGCCTCAGAGTCATTGACCTGGAGAGCGTCTGACGCATCCTTGTATTCCTCAAGTCTTGCGATCTTTGTCTTGCCAGGTGGTAGGACCCCTGCCGCCTCCTCCGCTGCCTTACGGCCCGCCTCGTCATTGTCGAAGAACAAGACAATCTCCTCATAACCCTGGAGCCAGGGGATAGCCCGTTGAATCGACTTCTTGGCCGCAGCGGCACCGCTAGGTAGAGATACCATCGGCCACCCCGGCATAACTTCACTACATGAAGCTGCATCGAGTTCGCCTTCTGTAATGACGACTCGTTTTCCAGTGGTGGGAAACAAATGCTGTCCATAGAGACCATCTGTTGGTTCTCCCTCATAGTAGAAGTCCTTGGCTTTCGTTTTTACTTTGCAGCCACAAAGTATTCCAGAGCTTGTGAAATAATGGAAGCGTAGGACATTTCCATCTTTGTAGATTCGGTATTGTTGGCATACCTTTTCTGAGATGTTACGTTTTTGCAGCCGTTCAGCTGATCCTTGTACTTGGACATTGGTGGACATTTTATGAGTGTGAACAACATCTTCGGTATGATTATACGCATTACACGAGAAACAAAAAGTATGGCCATCGGAGTACAATGAATTTGCATCCGATGACCCACAGTTATCACACGGTAAGTGCCTCACGAATTCGCTTTCGCAATGCTGCGTATGCTCGTGCTTGTGCATCGTGATAATCGAACCAGGAATCAAGTGCTCGGTAGAACCCTTCAATGAGGTTATCTACGGTTTCAGGTCGGTCAGCTTCGACATCAGCAAGGTAATCACTGAAGCCTTCTGCGTAATAGTCAGCAGTGCCGTATTCTACGTAAGCCATTCGATTGGGATGGAATGAAAGGAACAGTATTGGAAGCCGTGCTTCTCGCACCACTTCGCATAGGTGGTTTTAGATCCTTTGTAGATCTTGTTATATGGTGCTTGAAAGACGAATCGAATATCTAAGTCGGGATTCATCTTCTTCACTGCAATCATCTTCCTTCGGTCTTCCTCCGTCAGGCGTCCCTTTGTTTCTAAGTAGACACCATTCGGTAAAAGAAAGTCGGGTGTGTAGTTGCATTGAAGAACGTAAGGAACCTTGGTTGACTCGTATTCAAACTCTACCTTCAAGCTTGAGAGAAGGTCAGCAACCCTCTCTTCAAGGCCTGAACGGTATTTTGGCATTAGAAATCGTCTTCCTCTACTTCAGGCTCAGGAGCCGCTTCAGTGGCCTTGTAGCCCTTTGTTTGACCAAAGAGAGCTGCCACTTCAGTTTCATCAAGATCGCTTGCAGCAACACCTGCAGCTCCGCCAACCGTAACGACTTGTACACCGACGATCTTAAGACTAGTTCCATAGGTGACACCATCACGGAGGATGTATGGCTTCTGACGGAAGGCAAGTTTGACCGTAGATCCGCTGTAGAGAGGCGTGTTGGGATCTGTAACAGGAGTCCCTTCTGTGTCAACGACAGGTGGGCGAGTCTCCTCATTCCAGCTGAACTTGACTTTATACTTTCCATCGGATACTTCCTCCCAAGGTTCAGGCTTAAGGGTGGAGCGCTTCGGATTCTTCAGTTTGGATTCAGCCCACTTAAGGGAATCGACGCGATCTTCTTCAAGTCGTTCGACAAGAGCTTGATCAATGATAGCGGACAGTGAATACCCAAACTTGCTGGGCTTCAGTACAGCTTGGTAACCTTCAAGGATAACAGGCTGTTGGGTAACGTGAATAGGTTGTGCCATTAACAGAAAAAGTAGGTGGATTCAATCACGGATTCCGGTTCAAGGTCTCCAATGATCGGTGGTTCAGACTCTGCCCCTATTTGAGAGGCAAAGTCTTTCAAGTAGTCGTGATCTGCAAAGAGATGCATGTATGTCTCTCGAACAATGGTGCTCAAGATAGACATATCAGTAGCACGACACAATACTGAATCGTGGATCAAAGCAAGTGGTGCATTGAACCTCAGTGCTGCAATGTGTAGTAGACTAGCATCTAAACTGTGGATAAGGTTAGGGCTAGTTGCATTCTTGTGGTGGTTAAGGTCAACTTCGTTAGAGTCGCCAGTCCTTACTGAGACATGCTGTAACTTCCCAAGTAGTTGAAGTTGTAGCTTCTCTACTTGAGGCTTCATGAGTTTCTGTGTAACAGGGAAACCAGATGGCGTCACCCAAGTGAGTGTGACAGCCCCTGATTTAATTACCCTGGCTACTTCTGTCTCAATCCAGCGCATAACTCGCATAGGACCTGGGACTACAGACTCCAAAGCATCTCTAATCGCTTTAACGATAACAGTGAGATCCTCCTTGGTAACCTCTACCCCCTTCTCCCTTAGAGCTTCTCGGACGTAACCCCTATTGGAGAAAGGTTTAGCATTATAAGGGACAGTCATCACTACCCTTTTAGTTACCTTACGGTCTATATACTGTTGGAGATGTTCTGGACAGTTGGGCCTAGCAAGCTCTGCAACAACCTTGTACGCATCCTGTGGGGTGTCACTAGGTAAGACGTTCACAAGGCGTGCTGTAGAGGCATCACGGGCAAGACCAGCGAGTATCTGTAACCCACTGCAGGTGGCATCAGTAGCAACACACAAAGAGGTGAAGGCTCTTGTACCGGTGATAACACAATGATAGTATTCATCACAAGCTGCAAGAAACTGCCACGGCTCATCAGCTGCCTCCCATTCGCTAAGGTTACCAATAGGATCTAATGCTATATTTGATATGAGTCCTTGATTGTCCTTAACCCACTCTAGACGCTCCCTCATTGGAGCCTTATCTAATCCGTAAGTTGTAGCAACTTGAAAGGCCAACCATTCTTCTCCCTCAGGAGTTAAATAACTACCCTCAGCAAATTTAATTAACGACTTACCGAAATCAGTATCTTGTGGAGTTAGGAATGCAGGTATAGGATATGCTCTACCACGGTAATCAAATGACCATGGACAATAGAATCGCTCTCTATTCTTAAAGCGTTCTACTGTTTGCATTGTCATACGAGTACGACATGATGTTTTAAATGCATGAGCATTCTTGTTGTGTACCTCTGCCGCCATACGGCGATAGTTCTTCCTGGATTCAGCATTGTCCTCAATGTCTGGTGGTTTATTAGGAAGTGGCATCTCAACAATAGGGATGAACTTACCAACCTTGATTCTCTTCTCAAATAACTCCTCAGCTACCCTTACAGTAAAAGGGTTGAGGCGGTAAGCCACCTTTTGTATTTGATTGAGAAATTGGTAGGGCCGTTCATCCTGTATAGGGGCATGATTGCCTCTACGGACCATGCGGTGACCCCGCATCACATCATTGAGAATGTAACCACCACTCGATGAGTGTGACCAGTCATTAGGTGGGATTAACATTGGCCAAGCTAATGGTGAAAACAACGCTGCATTAGCCATTACCTCATCCTTGATGTCCATGAACTCAGGAGTAGGTACAACATACGTTGAAGTCTTCCTACCCTCACGCATAGTCATTTTAGTAAACCACCCACTGACTTGCATGATGCAGTCAAGTAGCCATGCACCTAACTTAACACGGTTAGCTTGTCCCCATGTTTGCCAATGTGGAACATCATCATACCTGTTGAATAAGGTGCGAGTTACTGTCATCTTTTGACGAGTACCACATGCCTCATGCCAATAGTTATCCTTGATTGATCGTAACAACCCAGGACAACTCTTCTCATAGTGACGCATGTGGCACTCATCTTCTAGTGCCTGACCAATAGCTTCACAAACCTTAGCTAGTTTGTTACTACCCTCTTTGAATGAGAATACCTTATCGAAGGTAAGCTTACAAGCAATGCCAGCGGCAGCCATAGGTTCAATGCCCTCTAGGTACTGCCTGATCTCTTTGAATGCTACACCATTCTTGCGGGTATGTATTCGGTCAGTTGTCTCTGCAATTCGTTCAGTGACAAGTGGTAACAGTTTCTCAATACTAGCTACACCATAAATGGTAGCACTAGCGTAGTCCTTATCCTCCAATTTAATCATGTTATCTTGGAGGCGTTTTAACCCTTGAGCAATCGCTTCTCTTTCAAGTGCGATCTGTTCTTCCAGTTGCTCTTGGGTAACCATCAATTAGTAATCTCCATAGTGTCATCCAACAGCTGCTCTTGCATTAGTTGCAGCAATTCCTCGCGATGAGTGTGAGACTCAAGCTCAACAATAAGTTGATTAAGACGACGGTTGAAAGTTTGTTCAGTCATGGACAGGAGAAATGAAGTGGATGGATTCGTGATCAGCAACAATAAACTCTACGTTCTCTGCTTCGATCAACTCGTTAACTTTGTTCTGTGCCGCAGATTGTTTGCGATACACATACTCTTTGACTTTACGTGTCTCTAGGTTAGTAGCACGGATCACACAGCATACACTGCTAGGGAACTCCCACCCACCAACCTTCCAAGACATTACCTCCTCAAAGGTATGAGGTACAAACAACTCATCAGGTGCATCTTTGTATTCTTGCCAGTTGTTGTCAAAGTAGGGCTTGCGTTTACCACTCATCTGTTTGTTTGACATTTAGTAGTTGGTCGTTACGTTCACGGGACAACTCTAGAGCATTCCATGCGGCTTGCTCAGAGTCGGGTGCTAGGAGATACCAAACACCTGAACTAAGGGTGATCTCAAACTCACGCAATCCTTTGTAAGTTGTGTACATAATCAGTGTTAGTATAGGTACGAATTGAGTGCGTCCTTGATTTCCAACAGTGCTTTAACCTCCTGTTCACTTAACTTAGTGCGTGGTGTATTCTTAGTAAGATCCACTACCAAATAGTTTCGTGTAAGGCGGATCATATCTTCTCTATCGACGCCATAGATTTCTATTTGCTCGTCATCATCAGTATAGAATGTGAATGACTCATCACCATTAAAATAGCTGACATGTGCAATCTTGGCGTAGATGGTGTAGTTAGTTGAAAGTTTCATCGAAGTTAAAGTAAATGTCAATCTCAAACCAGATGTGCCGCTGAATGTCATCAGCTAGGTTGTCACCACTACAATCTGCGTCCCTGTCGATGAGCGCAGATCTGATGCCACGCTCAATACAATCTTCCAGGATTGATTGGATGTTTGGTTTCATACAGCCTCCGAATCATAAGTACCAATGACAAGCTCACGACAACGATCAATAGGAACGTTGATATCCTCAAGCTTGTTGCTGTAGTGAATAGACTCAATGAAAGATGTGAGCATCATGTCATCAAGCAGCTCATCAATAGTCATCCAATTCCTCCAGTATGTTAATCATGTCAAAGAAGTCATCCTCTACATCAGGATCATCATCAATACGCTTCCACTCTTTGATAACTTGTTGCATGTACTCTTCATCAGTCATACTCAATCCAGTAACCATTTAGAATCAGCATCAATCATCTGTAGTGATGTGTAGAAAGACCTACGCTCACCACGCCATCGCTTTACATCATGACAATACTCAGTCATTCGCTCTCTCGCACACTTAGCAATGTTAAACCAAGCTAATGAAGTGACATAAGACATAGGCTCATACCCAATGTCATAATCATAACTAGTGTAGGCAGGCATTGAAGTCGTCATGAG